ATGCTTAATCACTGAATATAGGTATGCTGTAGATGATATGCATATGATTGCTATAGAACGCGCTGCTGAATATGATCTTATCGAAGCTGAAGCTGAAGAAGAACTTAATTCTTCTGATAGGATAAAGAAGTCTATGAAGAAAGCGCTGGATAATACTACTCCGCGCAGTAATGTCATAAGTTTTCCTAAGTTCTCTAAGAGAGATGATTCAATTCATGAAGACATCTGAAATTCATAGTGCATTATACACCAGGTCCTACAATCTGTCAAGTCTTTTTTAAATTATTTCACATTTGACATTTGACTTATAATATTGTATAATAAGCGTTCGTTACGACTATATTATGGAATAACATGATGAAAATAGGTTTTACCTGCTCTGCGTTTGATCTTTTACATGCCGGACATGTTCAGATGTTGCGTAACGCAAAAGAACAGTGTGACTATCTAATAGCGGGACTTCAAGTCGATCCATCTCTGGATCGCATAGATAAAAATGCTCCTATTCAAACTATCGTCGAACGCTATACGCAGTTAAAGGCGTGTTCCTATGTTGATGAAATTGTACCGTATACCACAGAGAAAGATTTAGAAGATATTCTTTCGATGTACCATATTGATGTGCGCATACTCGGAGAAGAGTATAAAGATAAAGAGTTTACTGGTAGAGATATCTGTCGTAAGCGCGGTATGCACATCTACTTCAACGAACGCTCACATAGATTTTCATCGTCTGATCTAAGACGAAGAGTTTATGACTTGACATCCAATGAAAAATAAGTTATAATACCACTTATAATCAGAGATATATTATGCAAAAACTTAAACCAAAAGAAAAACCACATTACGTCAATAATGCGCAGTTCTCCCAAGCAGTTGTAGATTATGTACAGGCAAAGAATGATGCTGTCGCCGCAGGTAAACCCGCGCCTATTGTCACTAATTATATTGCTACTTGTTTTTTAAAGATATGTGAAGGTCTATCGCATAAAGCAAATTTCGTGCGCTACACATATCGTGAAGAGATGGTAATGGATGCTGTTGAAAATTGTTTGAAGGCGATAGAGAATTATAATCTCGATTTCGTCACGCGCACAGGTCTTCCTAATGCATTCGCCTACTTCACTCAGATATCTTGGTATGCATTTCTACGAAGGATTGAGAAAGAGAAGAGGCAGCAAGACATTAAGATTCGCTATTTGACAGAAAGTGGATTAGCAGATCTTGTTGCTAGTGGCGACTTAGATCCCGATGCTCGACAAGCCTCTCAGGCATTTGTTGAAGAACTTCGTATGAGAATCGATTCAGTAAAAGACAACGATCGTCTTTTAAAAGAATATGCAAAAGATATTAAACCCCGTCGTCGAAGAACTGTGACCGCTGATTCAGATTTACAGGGATTCTTCGAAGCAGATAAGGATGAAGACTTGTGCGAATAGCGTTTCTAAATGATACTCACTGTGGCGTACGAAACTCATCCGAAGTCTTTATGGACTATCAAGAGCGATTCTATCGTGATGTGTTCTTTCCTTATTTGTTAGAGAATAACATTAAGAAGATCGTGCATCTCGGCGACTATTATGAAAGTAGAACATCGATTAACTTTAAAGCATTGAATCATAATCGCAGAATTTTTTTGGATAAGTTGCGAGAGTATAAGATTCATATGGATATCATTCCTGGCAATCATGATGTGTACTACAAGAACACTAATGAACTGAACTCGCTCAAAGAACTTCTCGGTCATTATATGGAAGAAGTTCGCATTATCGAGAAACCCACGGTGGTCAATTATGATGGTCTTGACTTTGCACTTGTTCCGTGGATCAACCAAGATAACGAACAGCATAGCCTTGAGTTTCTTTCTAAGTGCAAAGCAACTCATGTGGGCGCACACCTAGAGTTAGAAGGGTTTGAGATGCAAGCAGGCATACCTTGTGTACATGGTATGAAAGCGTCGACATTTGATAGATTTGAAATGGTTCTATCAGGACACTTCCATACTAAGTCGCAACAAGGACCGATTCATTATCTTGGGTCACAGTACGAGTTCTTCTGGTCTGATGCACATGATCCTAAGTACTTTCATGTTCTTGACACAGACACTCGTGTGTTGACACCCATTAATAATCCTGTTACAATATATGAGCGCGTCTACTATGATGATACAGTAGACAAGGCAGAATACATGTATGGTGTTGGTGAACTGCCTAACGTAGAAAATAAATTCGTTAAGTTGATTGTGGTTAACAAGTCTAAACCAAAACTATTCGAAAAGTTTGTTGATCGTTTACAGATGAAGCAGATACACGAACTGAAAATTGCAGAGAATTTTTCTGAGTTTGTCGGTGATGCTGTTGATGATGATAAAATAAGTGTTGACTCTACAGAGGATTTGTTGTATACTTACATAGACGCTGTAGATACAGTCTTAGACAAAGATCGTATTAAGAACGAAGTTCACCAATTAATGATTGAAGCACAGACCTTAGATATAGTATGATTATTTTTAAAAAAATGCGTTATCGCAACTTTCTTAGTACCGGTGATAATTTCACTGAGATACAACTCGATCGATCAAGATCCACTCTTGTCGTAGGTCAGAACGGAGCGGGTAAATCGACAATGCTAGATGCGCTGTCGTTCGCCCTCTTTGGAAAGGCTCATCGTAATATAACCAAGGGACAGCTGGTAAATTCTATCAACAACAAAGGATGTATTGTTGAAGTAGAATTTGCTATTGGTTCTGCGCAGTATAAGATTGTACGTGGTGTTAAACCGAACATCTTTGAGATTTGGAAAGATAGTGTTCTTATTAATCAGGACTCGCATAATAAAGAGTATCAGTCCATTCTAGAGAAGAACATTCTTAAACTGAATCACAAATCTTTTCATCAGATTGTTGTTCTTGGATCATCTTCGTTTGTTCCATTTATGCAATTACCGGCACAACATCGACGCGATGTAATTGAAGACTTATTGGACATTAATGTGTTCTCTAAGATGAATGGTATTTTGAAAGAGCGTATATCTATTCTACGTGAAAAAGATCGCGCTAACAGTCTTGGGTTGCAATTAGTTAAAGATAAGATTTCCAATCAAGAAAAATATCTAAAGAAATTGCAGCAGTTGAATACTGATCATAAGAAACAGAAACTTGCTGAAATTGCGGAGTTGAATGAGTCTATTACTTCCGCTAATGGCGATCAGATTGTTGATAATGCAGCATTACTGACAGAGGTCCATTCTAAAATTGAAACTATAGTTTCCAGAATTAACGAAGTCGAGAAGTTTGAGCATCAGTTTAAGGTGAAGCAAAAGGAGTTAATTAAAGAGATAAAATTTTATGAAAGTAACGACATCTGTCCAACCTGTGACCAAGGTATCGAAGAATCCCTTAAATCAACAAAAACAGCACACGCACGAGCCAAGAACGAAGAACTCGAAAACGGCAAAACTCAAGCAACATTCACCATCGAACAACTCAACACAAAGTTAGATGACATAAAACAAACTAAAGAAGAGATTGTTGATTCTATCAATACTCGTAATATGCGCAATGTTCAAATTCAAGAGTGGCAGCGTAGAGTTAATTTGCTTAATGCAGATCTTGCAAAGTTTGAAGAAGAGACTGGAAGTATTGATGTTGCAAAAACACAATTAGATGATCTATTAACAGAAAAGAATGATCTATATGAAGAGCACGTCAAGATTGCTGATGAAGGATCATACGGTGTCGTTATTGCTGAACTGTTAAAAGATACTGGCATTAAAACTAAAATTATCAAGCAGTATTTGCCAGTCATCAATAAATTGACTAATCAATATTTACAGATTCTTGACTTCTATGTATCTTTTGATCTAGATGATACCTTTAAAGAGACTATTCGTTCTCGTCATCGGGATTCGTTCTCTTATGACTCATTCTCTGAGGGCGAGAAGCAGCGTATTGACCTGGCATTACTATTCACTTGGCGCATGGTTGCTAAGATGAAGAACAGTGTTGCGACCAATCTTCTAATTCTCGATGAAACGTTCGACTCGTCTCTTGATGCTGATGGCGTAGATAATCTAACTAAGATCATTGAAAGTATGGATGGTGAATCGAATATCTTTGTGATTAGTCACAAAGGCGCAGTACTTGAACAATATTTTGATTCTAAGATAGAGTTCATTAAAGCTAAGAACTTTAGTAAAGTCGCTTGACAATCGTTATATTAATGTGTTATACTTACCCACTATTAAACAACAAGGCAATTAGATTATGGAATTAACTGAAAAGACAATGCAAGTTCTCAAGAACTATGCTACAATCAATCCAAACATCGTTATTTCTGAAGGTAATATGATCAGGACAGTATCAGAAGCGAAGAATGTTCTGAGTTACGCTGAACTTGATGTGACATTTCCTAAGACGTTTGGTATCTACGAACTGAGCGAGTTCCTGAGCGTTCTGTCTCTGGTAGACTCACCTCGTCTGAAGTTTGAAGAAAACCATGTTATTGTGAGTGATCCCTGCGGTCGTTCGCGCATTAAGTACTTCTACTCTGATATTGGTATGTTGACCACTCCTTCTAAGGATATCATTATGCCTGAGACTGAAGTGAACTTTACTTTGGACAACGTTACCTTGTCGCGTATTAAACGCGCAGCATCTGTTCTAGGTCATACTGAGATGTCTGTCTCTGCTTCTGGTGGAGTCATTAGTTTATCTGTTATAGATAATGATGATCGAACATCAAATGCGTTCTCAATTGACGTAGAAGGTTCATTCACTGAAGATAAGTTCAATTTTATTTTCAACATCTCAAACCTAAAGATGGTAGATGGTGATTATACTGTTGGTATCTCTCAAAAATTAATCTCACATTTTGTGAATAAAGATAACGGCATTCAATACTGGTGTGCCCTTGAAAAAACTAGCACTTACGGAGTATAACATATAATGGCAAAAGATAATAAAGATCAAATGGTTGACTTAGCAAATCGCGTCACTCGCAGTACTGTTGCAGTAATTGATACAGTATGCGCACGAGGTGGATTTCGTGGTGAAGAATTGGCAACTATTGGACAGTTACGTGATCAATGTATTGCGCTCATCCAAGTTGTTGAAGAGGCTCAATCTGGTGAAGT